AATGTACCTATATCAGTCATTATATACCTTCTTCATCCGTACTGGTTTCTTGGTTTCTTTCTCTTTTATTACATCAAACCTGGAACCAAATTTAGTGCGTTGTTTCCTTTTTGGAGGGGTTGTTCTTTCTGGTATCTTTTCTTCTAAAGCGTACTTATACCGTTTTCCATCTGTTCCTATAACTGGTTTAAGTTCTTCTTCAGTTAAAAGTCTTTTCTTTGCTTTTTCATCTCCTAAAACAGATACCATGTTTTTAGCGGCATCAATTACATTAGATGTTTGTTCTTGCCTCTTTCCAAACTGAGGCAAAAAGTCTTTATATTCAAAATGAGATCCGTCTTTAAACTTAATAAATGCCAGGGCAAATCTATAAGCAATCAAAGCGAGTTGGTGCATTATCTGTTCATGTGGCAATGGATTTTCTTGAGAATATATTTCCCATTCTTTTGCTTGAGAATACGAAATACTATCAAGCATTTTATCCACATCAACATACCCCAACTCCCTCGCCATACTTAACCAGAACCTTCTTCCTGGCCTCCTAAGTTTTTTGCCATTTCCTCTTCCGCTTCTTCTGTACTACCATTCAATTCACGAACAACTTCCAAAATACGGTCTAAGGCTTTTGCTGATTTTTTAGAAAGTTCATCATAGTGTTCTTCTGTAAATACCTTCTCTTTTGCTTCTGGATCAGCGTATACACAGGACGCTACCATCTTTGCTCTAAAATTATCCGAATTGAATTTACGTTTACCATCACTAGTTTCAATAAAAACAGATTTCTCCCAATCTTCTTTATCTTTACCAGACATCCCTTTAGCATAAAGTTTACAATTCCATTCAGGTACAGAAATTTCTTTAATGGTTAAATCATTAATACCAAAGATATGCTTTCTCAGTTCATTAGCATTTTTAAATTCTTTCAATTCCATTTTCTTTCTCCTTTGATTAAGTTTCTTACTCATCTAATTAAGTAATAAAAATATAGGGTTTGATTAACCCTGAGTTTAATTAAGACCCACTACCAGAATTTACAGTAACCTGTCCTGTTACCTTAATGGTAATGTTACAAGTAATCTGAGACCCAGTATCAAGATTAAGCGGTAGTTCAGTAACAAGCCCACTAAACTCAAGAGAAGTTACATCATCATCCGGCAAAATCATTTCATAATCCACTTCAGTATCAGATTCAAAATCTGTTTTCATAGTTTCATAATCTGTCCGGGTAAAGTTCATCGTAAAAGTCAATGTACCTGGATCACGAAAACCCGCAATAAATTCACGATAACCACCCGTACTGGCAAGAGACGTTACATCAATAGTTTCCCTGGACATAGTAGGTCCAGAAATATTGATAACTTCCCCCACACTCACCCAAGCAGTACCTGTGTACTTTTTGAGTAAAGCACCTACACTCGAAATAGCATTAGTCATTCTAAATCCTCCTTACTTTGGTGTTATATTCCGGATCGCTCGACCCGGAAATTTAATGAAAATTGATACCTGTTTTTATCGTCTTGTCCTAAAAACAAAATATCCGATTTAACAGCTATCACAATATATCGTGTACCATTCCATATTTCATTATTTCTGGCATAATGTAAACGGTACTTGATATCTCGCATAAAAGCATATCCTATTTGGTAATCAACGTTTCTATGTAAAAACTGAACAGAAGGTCTCTCATATCCATGTTCCCCTTGGTCTGCCCCTCCTGTATCAACAAGAACAGAACAAGTATTCGGGGTATCGGGCATAGAAGCAACAAATAAATTTGTACCAAACACCAACCCTAAACCCGCTCCAGAATCTTCAAGCATGTCCTTTATATCTTGACTTGGGGCGTTTGCTGTACTTGTTGTCATCTCAATGCTCCTTGTGCTTCTTTAGCAACAGTATAAAGCACATAAGCTGTATTTCTATCTACAGCATTTTCTAAAAACTTAGGACCAGATCCCGGCCTTGTCCAATTAATACCAGATTGCCTTCTTTTAGAGACAGAACCCATATGACTCAATGCTCTACTTGATATTCCTGAACTTGTTGTCATCTCATGAACATATAGAGCATAATAAGCACCAAACCCAAAAACAACAAATGGACCTTTAGAAGTACCAAGGGCTTTTGCCTTTGCTGTCATTTCAGAAATTGTCCCACTATGAACGGCTTGTAGTTTAGCCATTTCTTGAGCCGTAAATGCCGTTTTTTTGCCGGTTTGTTTAAAACGGGGGCTTGCACCTTGGGGAACATTCCCTTGGCTTGTAATCACAAAAAAACTGGCCCTAAGATTTCCTTTATCAACAGGAATCAATGGAGCTGTTTTATCCATATCCCTTCTTATATGAGCCACCCCACGAATCAATCCTTTTAAAGTACGTCCCTCAATCGCCTGTATTCTTGTATTAAGATTATTGATTACTTGTGTCAATCCACGTATTTTTACTTCTCTGGCCATTACAACCACGCCTTTCTGAAATAATCAGTGCCATCTATACTTACTTTTTTATAATAAGCTCTTATTGGGGTTGCTCCTGATATATTCTGTGGATTATCTAAATCACCAGAATCAATATCAACCAATTTTCCAAGAAACAAATAAGCGTCATTTTCAAAATCATCAGTACTAGAAAAAACTGTTGCTTTAGATATTTCTTCTTTTCCAGCGGCACTCATAAAAAGTTCTTGATGTTCTTCCCATCGAACATCAATCTCAACAGGATCAGCAAAAGACAACTTACCATAACCATCAGTTACAGGAGATCCCCAATAAACGGCTTTTTGATTAAATGACCCTTCTAAAAAACCCATAATACCCTCTTATAAAATAGGAGAATCATCAAATGAAGGAATTGCTTCAATCGTAGCCCTTTTCTTGCCCAAATTACCAAGTCTTCCACTGGTATCAAATGCAAGGGCAGTTTGTCCATAAGTAGTAGTACGCAAATCCATTCCAAGTTTTGGATAACTTTCAGCACCATCACCAATTTTCTTGTATTGTGGTTGTCTGGATTTTGTCATTGCTATAAAATGAGCAGCTAACCATTTTTCAATAGTTGCTAATAAACTATCAGACAAACCTTCATCCGCTAAAACAGAATTAACCATTACATTTGCATCAGTTATATAAGGTATAACTTCTAATTCAGTTAATGAAGTAGCTATAATTAATTTTACTGCTTTTGCATTTGTTCTAATAGCCATTTTTACCTCACTTTCTTGCCTTCCAAAATTTGGGTTCGATGAAATCTATAACAGCAGAACCATTCCAAGTTAAACCCAACCATTCAATAGTGTGCATCATTTGTTCATAATCCGCATTAACCATTCTTTCAGGCCAAACCATTTGAACATTCAATCCCGCCTTAATTATCTCTACAAACTTTTCTTCATGCTGATGAACCCACCAAAGCCATCCATCTCTTTCATTATCAACACCAACCGCTTTTTGTACTTTTTCATTTGCAAAAGCTGTCATAAAACCTGTTTTCATACAAGAACTAACAATATCAGCCGTTTTTCTTCTAACAATAACCCATTTAGAATTTGGAAAAGCGTACTGCCAAACGGGCCATATAAGAGACATTTTAGCACACTTATACATCCACGGTTTATCAGGAGTCCATCCCTGTGATTCCAAAACCTTTAATACGGTTTCTTTGAATTTTTGGGGAATGATTATATCTTCTGTTTTAGGAATTGGGTATTGTCCACGTTTATCAGCTCCGATATTCATAAGAATGGGTTTTACAATTCTTTCTCGAATAACGTGATTTTCATACATCCCCTTCATATTCCATTTACTCGGTCCAACTGTATCCCCCTTAAAAGCTCCGCATAAATGAACACTTGCCCCTACCATACTCGTTCCTGAACGAGCTGCTCCAGTAATTAAAATTGGTTTGTCTGAATAATCCATGATTAGGACTCCAAATAATAGGTTTTATATATTTCTTCATTTAACTTCAACATGCTTTTTGCATTAGGCGGTCTAAGTTTTCTATGATATAAATGATTCACTACTAAATCATCTCTATGCACAAATGGAATTTTTGCTTTCTTTATAGCTTCCCTAAAAGCATCATCATCATAAGAGATTCCATTTGCAAAACGCTCATCAAAACCACCAATTTTCCAATAATTGTCTTTATGTAATGCGCTGCAAAAATGATATTCTTTATTTTTAAAAACACTATGCTGATACCATGTTTTCATTGTATATTCTTTTGTAAGAGCTTTACAGGCACACACAACATATACATCTTTATTTTTTGCAAATTCTTCATCAAATCCACCAAGAATATTATCAATATGATAACACTCTGGATTTGTTATAACTAAAAATTCTCCATTAGCTGTTTGTGCCCCTATATTAAATGAAACACATGGATTACACCCAAAACTTTTTCGATATATTGTATTTACATTTATCTCAGGTGTCTTCATAATTAAAAGTTCAACTTGTCTTGCTTCTTGCCGAGTAACCTTAGAATCAAAAACAATAATAACTTCTATATCTTTTCTTTCTTCATACCAAAAAACTAAAGATGATAATGTTTTTTCAAATTGGCTGTACCTTTTATAAAAAGGCATTAAAAGACTGTATTTAATTTTATTACCATCGACCATTATCATAAGTCCGTTTTTTTAAGAAATACGTGTTTTATATTATTCTCTTGTTTATATTTTTTTACAAAAGATATTGATTGTCTTTGAAATTCTTGTTTATTGTATTTTTTGTTTTTATTTACAAAAAGACCAGTCCAACTATCAGAAGTAATCATATAATAATGATGAAAATTATTTATTAACGCTTTATTAAATTTATAATCATACCAAGGAACCCCATTTGGTTCACAATCATGATATGCGATAATATCAAAATTTTCATAAAGTGTGTTTATTGCAATACTTCTACAACAAGTAAAATTATCAACAAATAAAAACTTCGTATCAGCTTTTATTGAATTAACTTCTTCACCAAGAGTTAAATAATAATCATAAATCTTTTGTTTTTCATGCCGTTTTAACTCATTAACAAAAGTACCCTTATTTATGTGTTTTCGCAATTTGTGTTCCCTTAGTTCATTTGGATAGATGAAATCAAATTCCTTTTTTAAAAACTCAATCCAAGAACCATCATTTTCGATACATATAAATTTTTTGGGTTTTTTATTAATAAATATTGGTGTTGAATATATCCCCCCACCAAGTTCAACAATTAACTCTGGTTCAAAAAACGAAACAACTAACTCATTTAATGGTTGGTGTGTTGACCACCGCCAATCATTACACAAATCTTTCATGTTTCCCTTCATCTACCATAATTCCAAGGAGCTGGTTGTACTCTCGATAATAACATTTATCACAGATACTTCCATCAAAAGGAACCATTGTACTCATAATTTTTTCTATATTTTTTATATGCCCTATACACAATTTATCTGCCATTTTTCTATCACCCTCATGAATGGCATATTGTGCTCCACAACATACATAAATATTACCATCAGCCCCAATAACGGGTTTCAAATACCCTATATAACACGGTCCTCCTTTTGTATAAGAATGGCGTTGTTGATAAATCACTTTAGAATCATCAATTCCCATTAACATCAAATGTTTTTTTATACTGGTAAGATTAATAAACCCCTTTTCATGTATATCTGTAACAAGACGAACATGAGTAAAATCAAACTTATTTGCAAATTCAATCACCTTTTCAATATTTTCGATATTTGGAGATTTGCTAACAACATAAGAGAAAGCCCAATCCACATTTGATCCTCTTTGAATTGCTTCAATCAAAGTGTCTTCAAATCCAGCATCAAACTTTCTTTCATCTGCAAAACTAATCCTACACCAAGTCAATTCCTTAAATGTATTGAGTTTATATAAACAAATCCCATTTGTAACTAATCCAACATCTGTGCCAGCAGAATGTGCAAATGAAATAAATTCATTTATTTTTGGATAAAGTAAAGGCTCTCCTCCCCCTGTTATTGTTATTGCTTTCATTCCGAGTCTTTTTAATGAAAAAACTGAATGTAAAGCAACTTCAAAAGGCATTTGTGCTTTTCTGTCATCGTCTCTGCATGAACAAAAGGAACAATTAAGATTACATTTATTCGTTAAAATCATTTGAACATGATAACAAGGAATCTTCCCTTTATTTTTTATATCATAAAGAATTTCCCAATTACGAACCAATTTTAATGGCATTGAGTTAGCTGCTGTAAAATCAGATTCCTTAACCCTTTGTCCATTCATCATATATCCACCCTTGATTAAGTGTATGTAATCTTGGTTTACCTGACCAAGCTAAAATATGTGAATTCGGAACTCTCTCTTTTCCAGAACGTGTTGCTCGTTTTCCTACTATATAATTTTCTGGTAAATAGTCTTGGATTTTATTTATTTTCTTTTCATCCAAAACATCTGCAATCATTCCCTGATCTCCTCGTTTCCAATTCATTGCATAACTGGAATACTTGTGCATGTAGAAGCCTGGATTTTTCTTAAATTCTAAATAAACCTCATCCTTTATTCCAAATTTACCAACCATGATTCCACTGGCAAAATTTTGATAATTTGCTTTTATTCTTCTTGCTTGATTAAATCCCCGTAAACCACCAAAAGAAATATCTTTAACAGAACCAACAAAAAGCTCTATATTATCCAAAATAACTGTATCTAAATCAAAAAAAACACTAAATCCCTTAAACAACCCAGGACGAAAAATCTCAATTTTAGACCACCATCCAGGCCAATCATGTTTTAATGGAATTTCATTTATATCATTTCGATTTAGCCTTACATCAGTTAAACAATGAAAAGAAAACTCTTTTGTAAAATTCCGTTGTATCCCATTAAACAACCGATAAACGTAATTAGAATCGTAATCACCACCTGATTTCAAAACACATACAAAATTAACCGGATTCAGTTCGTTTTTTGGTGCTAAATTTTCACTTTCAGTTGATTCAGGTGCCTTTGTGTCAATTTTAATCGTTTCGTCTTTTTTAAGGGGTTTTTCTTTCTGTTCTAGTTTTTCTGGTTTTTCAAAATAATCCCAAAACGAAGCTACCGGAAATTCTTTAATTTTAGACCCAGGTGACAAATTAATAATCTCTAATCCCAATTTCTTAGCATCTTCTGCAACAGGACCAAATCCATTTATCTGTCTTTTGTATGGTGGTTGTGTTTTGGATCTCTTTGGAACCTTGCCCATTGCTAAATCTTTGTTGGTAAAATTCTCCTTTTTGTCAGGATATCCAGCGTGCCAATGAACTCTTCCATCAGGTAATGATTGCATATCAAAACCTAACATAAAGATGCGTTTAGCTCCTAAACAATATCCTAAATTAATAGCAGCAGCTCCTGAGTTAAAGCCAGCCCAAGTAAGACTCTTTCCATTAGTACATATTCCTTTTTTGTGATTCTTTTCCAAAAACTTAATGCTCTTATATTTATCTACAGCAAATTTACCTGCACTGGATACTTTTAAACCACTAAAATTATCATACCAACTCTTATACTGTAAATAAGTATCAGAATCACCCCAATAAGCAACATCCACCCAATCTCCAAGAAAAGCGGATAAATTCACCCCAATGATCTGTTTATCTTTTAAATATGGTTTAAGGTAATTTCCAAACTCCACAAATTCTTCTTGGTGTAATGGAATTAAATTATCTGGAACATTGAAAGTTTTTGCAATAGAGTGTCCCCCGCCTATAATAAAACAATCACCATCCCAAATCTCAGGAGCTTGCCAAATCATTAATTATTCCTCATCTTCATCATCAGGAGTAATGTTATCCACAACATCTTCTAACACCTGTCCATCAGGAAGGAATGATTCAGCAGCTTCTCTTCTTAAAGGCTTAGAATTGAGTTTCTGTAAAGTTACAGTATTAATTACATCGTACCACCCACCACCCCTGGATTTAACACTAAGGGTTTTTCCAAGATCCGCTGCTGGAAGGGCATCAAGATTATTAAAACCCGCCTTTACAATATTACTCAATTCCCATTCATGTGCATAAAGTATTTCGCCATTCTTTACAACCTGTCCATCAGAATGATAATGAGTTCCATTTGTGACCTTTCGCCATTTAGGTCTATTATCTCCTTGGTGTTCTGGTGCTTTTCTTTTATTTGATCTTTTAATAGCCATTTGTTTACTCCTTAACTTGATTAGTTATAAAATGGTTTGATTAACCATAGTGTATTGTGTATATAGTTACTCTTAGGAAAGAACACACAAACCAGAGTTACCTGACTGATCTGCTCTAATCTGCGGAACCTGAATGGTCATAACTTTAAAATGATGGACCATTCCACCCTGAGAAGACCACTGGACTACACGAGGGGAGAACCCATTAATCATACGAATGGTACTTGACTGCATGGAAACCATAACAACTGTATTGGCAGAAAGACGATCAGCAACCTTAATGCCAATAAGACCATCAATTTCCATCAATCGCTGTTTAATTGATTTAGGATATCCGGTAGAATAATCATCACCCATAACAGTATCATATGCAGTAGGAATATAAACCATAAATGGTCCAAAATGCTTTGCATTGATAAGGGCTTGTTTCATTCCCTGCACATCTTCAAGAATATTAGCACCAGTTTTACCAGAAGCGGTCCAATTAGCACTAAGAGTAGTAGTGTTTTTATTCGTATCAGAAATGTAGGAATAAATAGTGCCACCACCATAAGTGAAAGACGTATCCGTAAACAGAAGATCTTCCAGCTTTTCAGATACACGCCTGGTTACGGCTTCAATCATAGTAGTATCTAAAGAATCACCACTATTACGAGATGCTTCCAAAGACCGCTGATCCAGAGTAAAATCACCGTGAATAATCGGAATAGGCAAATATTTGGTCAGGTACTTAGGACGATCACCCTGCCCCATAGTAGCTCCATCCATACTGATATTTGCACTACCAGGATCATTCATATCCTGATACTCAAGAACCGTTTTACCCATTGCATTGCTGATATTATAAGTAAGACCAGCATTAAACAGATCAGCTACCCCCACAAGACGTTCACGGGCAGTTTTCATAACAACACGATCAATCTCAATCCATTCATCACGTTGAAGAGTTGCATTAGCAACCGGAATTTTTTTGAAAACCGGCTTACCATCTTTAACACCAACCTGAGAATTAACCCAAGGCCGTCCCTTATACCAATAAGGCCGCATGGAGTGAACACTAAACCGTGTTCCAATCATACTTGCCAATTCAGGATTAGAGAACCCTTTATCCTGGGAAAATGCGTCCATTTTTACGTCCATTATTTTTCTCCTTATATATTTATATTTAAATTAATCAAATCAATTAAACAATAGTTACTTTCAGTCGTTTATCATAACCAAGAGCACCTTCAGTTTCAGTTCCACTTGAACCACTAAGATTCAACGCTTCATCTGCCTGTGCAACAACCTGACGATCATAATTCGTCAAATACGGATCGGCATCTGATTCTGCTTCATCTGCTGCATATTTTTTCAGAGTACCATCTCCATTAGATTCCAAATAATCACCAATAACAACACTCTCACCATCAGCAAGAACGGCCTGTACCTGATCCCCTCGCTGCGGAATCCAACAAACTACACGAGCATCAGCAGCATAAGCATCATCAATTCCATTGCCCTGATTTTCATCTTCAATAGCAAACATCGGCAGAGAACAAGTTCCACCAGCAGTAGAATGTTTCTGTACCTTATCCGCACTGGTTCTTTCCAGCAGATGTCCGGGGTAAAGCTCGGCTACGGCCTGCTTTTCAATCTGCGCCCGTCCAATCTGTACTTGTTTCAATACAATAGTCTGACTCATTTTCTTATCTCCTTTGTTTGTTTATTATTTTTCTGTTGCCGTAAAATCAAAGTCCATATCCGGCAAAACCCCATCACTACCATCATCTCCGTGATCTACCGGAACATGAGAACCAGCATTACCCACATAATTAGCACCCTTTTTCTCAGGAATAAAAGATGCCATTTTTTCCAAGTGATCAAATGGAAAAACTTTCAATTCTTCTTCAGTAAATTTATTACTTTCATGAGCAAAGATCTTCTGAATCAGTTCATTTTTTCTTTCCTGAAAAATACGATATCCGTTTTTAATGGATTCAGCTACTTCAGGATCGGCATTTGCCAAAAGATCATCAAAGGCCATCTTTTTTGTTTCCTTTTCCTGTGTTTCTTCCTTTTTGTTAGTTTCGGGAGTTTTTTCCGTTTCTTTTTCTTTTTTCTCAATCGGTTTAGCTTTATTGATTACCATCGCAAAAGCATCCTCCGTCATTGCCAAAAGAACCTCACGATCATCATCCGTAAAATTCTCATTGTTTTTGATGAGTTCGTCCACTTTCTTAGGACAGCACTCCTGCATAGTCTTAACCATACCTTCCTCCTTGTTTTGTTTTTGTTTTGTTGCTTTATTATTAACAGTCTCTATGGTTTCTTTAATAACCACTTCGACTGGATCACCATTAAAAGAAACCTTACCAGCATTATCTACACTGTAGTTCCTTTTATATGTTTTTGCCCCAGTACTCCCTCCTCTTCTTGGTCTAACAGTATAAACCATAAAATCAGGATACATTTTTCTTAGATAATATGTGTATTGATCATCATCCATTGAATCAACCAACCCATAAGCTGAATCTATTAGTTGAGTGTAATCCATATCCATATTATCCAAAAATTTAAACTTTGTTGTATCTTCATTTACCTGAAAATACTTTAATGACTCCTTTTTCATACCATCTCCTTTATTTGCCCTTATTCCACAACCATCTTTCCAAGAACAAGCCCCAACCCCACCTGGAAGAAGGGCTAAATGATCAGGTCTGATATTGGTTGCAACTGCGTTATAAGTTTCTCCATTCCAATCACCAGAAACTTCTTGTGCATCACAAAATAAACCCGTACTTACTTCCAAATTGTTTCCTGATTCAAGTGCTTTAATTACATCAGCGCCAAGAGCATTCAATACAGTTTCTTTCAACCACGCTTCTGCTTTCAGTTTATTGTCCTCAAAAACCGTATTGAATATTTTACCAACAACCTGTGTATTATAAACAGTAGGATCATTGCAGGAAATAGGAGAACCACTGTCATCTTGGGGGTGGTTAATACTTACCGGCATTCCATTCCAAGTCCAATGATATTCAGCCAATTCTTGAGATGTATAAAGAGTGGGTCCACCTGATCCTGCATGAACTCCCTCTGTCATCATAATAACAGGATAGACAATATACACTTCTCCATTAAGCATTTCCCGTCTACTCTGTACTGCCGCATTAAATTGGATATGTACTTGGCACTTATTCTTCATTTAACTTACTCCTAAGTTCCATATTATCTGTAATATCAAGAGGTAAACACACACATCGACATTGAGGATGAACTGGAATCATTGGTAATGCCTGACTTAACGTATATACACCATTTCCAAACTTTGTTTTTCTTCTGGCAATCGCATTACATTTTTCACATACCCTTGAATCACCCGCTGTCTGCCATTCAGCTAAAACCGTAACTCCAACACTACCCCAATTTTCATATTCTTGGATAGTTGCATGGTGGTGTGATCTGATTATTTCAGTACGTGCTAATAAAGTTGCCCTGTTTTTTCCAATACTATCAATTTTCTTATTTAGTTCTCTTGCAATTTCCCTTGGGGCTTTTCCTTCGGCCATGCTTTGTGCAAGGGTATCAGAAATTTGTTTATCAACTTCGTCAGTAATGCCTTTAAGATTTTTGTACGCTCTTGTATGTAATAGACCTACTCTATCCATATGAACTGGTAAATTGAAATCAGCATTAACTGATCTATCTGGTGAAATGGGATAGTTTTTCTTTTTGAGTTCTGTTCTTGCTCGTTGCATTCCTTTCTTATAAGCTGTATCTATATAGGCATTTAACCAAAAAGCATTTACGGCTGTTCCTATCTGCTGAGTACTTCTTAATTCAAGAACTCCTAATTCAATTTGTTCTTTAAACCATTCCATAAACTGTTGTGTTTTTTCAGGGTCCGTTAAAAATGCAAATTCTCCCGGTCTTGTTGCTTCATTTATAGTGATTGTCAACCCAAAACAATCATTGGTCACAATACTTTCATTAATAAGCCATTTTAAGGCCCGAAATTTGCCGTTTAAGACACTTACAAGCCTTTTCCTAAGTGTAAGGGTCCGTGTAGGGTCCAGGCTTAAAATTGAATTGAAAATTTGCATTACTCTGCTTCATCCGGTATGCTTGTTCCTTCCCCGACACCCGCTACAAAAGAAAAATCATTATCCTCCAATTCACTTTTAATAAGTTGAACTGTCTCTTCATCGAAATCCATAATTTCCCTAAGAAAAATCTCAGGAGGAACAAGCATATCTGCACCGGGTGAATTCGTGTATTCTTTGAGTGATTTGGTTTTATTATAATTGATTTCTGCTTTTTCTTTTTCGCCCAAAGCACTCATCCGTTTCCAATCAATTCTGTACTCATTGTTTTTTGGTTCTGGTAAAATGCCATATTCAATAAGTCGATCAATCAAAGGTTTCAATACTTCGGGCGTACAGAAATTCTCCATTCTTTCACGAACAAGGTTATTCCATGTTTTTTCATCTTGGTTACTGGAAAGTTCCCCTCGTTCAGACCCCATCAATATACGTTTAGGGATTCCTGTCGCAATACTGATGGCATTTAACTGAACTTCAATAAAATCCCTTGGAGTCATGATGTTGGTTTCAAGGTTCTTAATATCAACTCCTTGAACCTTGAGCCATCTTCTTAGATTATGTTCATATTCATCGAATTGAGTCTGAAGATCGTCTTTTTCTTCTGTACCAAATTGATATTCAGGATCAGCTTTGGCTACTTTACCAGGAGAAGCATTGCGCCAAAACATTTCAGCACTACCACCAAGAATCTTTTCAATATCGTCTAACCGATTATAAATACCTTCAAGGCGTGGAACGCCATAGATATTATTTTCCATCGGTTCTTCAACAATATGAATTATTCTGGTATGGTGTACTCGAAAGGAGGGAATTGTCATTATTTGATTATCCTGTTGATCTGGATTAATATCATACATTAAAGGATAACCATAACGGGGGGATGTTCTTTGTGTATCGAATTGATCTATTTTAGCGGTATCTTCAGAATAAGGCTGAATATAAAGAAGTTCAGATACTTTATCAATATTAACTGGTTTTGTAAAATCACCCGTATCGTCTAACCCTAAAAGGATTACAGCATAACGACCAAGGCCGAGTAACTTATCTGATCTATATATATCCCGAAAAATTGCTTTTTTCGTTACCAGTTTTGCCCATTCTTTAGAAAATTCTGTAATTTCATTAGGAGAATCACTGACACGAGGAGGATTTGACCAACAGGACTTGGCAATCCTTTGGATTACCATCTTTGCTATTTCATTTCTTTGGAACTTACGATAAAAGTCAGAATACTCCAGAACCTTTTTCCATCCAAGAGTCTGATATACGTCTCTTGACGTTCCGTAGGTTTCTCCAAGTCCTGCACTGTATTGTAATCTGGAAGAAACTATACTAAGAGCTTTTAACTGTCTCTTGGCATTGAGAATCTGTAAGGATCTTTCTCCACGTTTCATATAAACTTCTTTCTTTTATGATTCGCCCCAAAATTAGCAAATAGTATTCCCTTTGAACGGAATATAAGGGTTTTAAATAAAGTTGCAAGGGGTAAGGCATAGTAACCCCTACCTTAATCCCTAAACCCCTTGATTTTGCCCGTTTTTAATCATTTCAGCCAGCATTCCCTTGAACGCCCTTTCGTCAGTGGTTGTAAAGACATGCACCTTTTCCATCGTAGTGCTAATAACTAACAACCAATTCTTGAATTTACCAAACAAAACCCCATCTAAAACCAAGTCCTCAAAAGTATCAACGTATATCACCATGAACCTGCCCTTTTACTGGATTTGAGTGCTGTGTATGCTCCTGATGAAGCATCTATTTGGTCTTTGTCATCTACATTCGGAAAATCTTCCATTTCTGTTATGTAATCTTCGTTCCAAGGTGCTTTGAACATAACCACATATCCTAAATTAACAGCTACACTAAATGGGTCTGCTCTGTATATCTTATCTCCTGTGGGTCTATCCAGAAAAACCTTATTCCCCATTTTTTCTATTTCATTTTTAGAAATATAGGCACTATCTTTTCCTCCTGATCCCGGTTCCTGTTCTATGTACTGTGGTACTAAAGGCCCATCCAATCGAACTGTTTCTCTTATAATAGTATCTCGCCTTGTAGCCCCCCATTGGCCACGAACAACATCCATAATAAGAAAACGTCCATTTTTTAATTGCGCCATCTTTACACCAACTGTATATGTTCCTCCGTCTTGTGTTCCAGCTTTATCCCAGTACCGAATAATACGGACAATCTGCACTTCATTAAACTCATTAGGATCTACTGTACTAATTTTAAATGCTTGAAACATCCCGGACCCAGGAGACGTTGGGTTTTGATCTATTTGAGATTTATAACCAAATTGACCTAAGTTTAATAACTGTTCATGGAGTGCTTCTTTATCTAATCGAACTGGATCTAAATACCCTCCTTGTTTTTGATAAATTGGAACGAGTTCCTGTGGCGTTACTCTTTTTTTATTTCCTTTACTTAAAATATCCCCCGGTAAACAAATGTGTTTTACCTTCTTTCCCTTTTTAGCTTTTTCAAGGGCAATTCCAGATGGATCTTTTTTATGCACTCTTTGCATAATAATTAATTCAGGTACAATCCTTTTATCTACTACTCTATTGGACAAAACTTGAGATAGCCAAGTATTACAAGTTTTCAATTCAGATTCACTATGTGCCTTAAATGGATCAAGTGGGTCATCTATGATTTTTAAGTGAGCATGAAAACCCGTTGCTTTAGCTGTTACCGATGTACTAAGTACGCCACCTCCTAATTTCCAGAATTCATAATTATCTTCCCCTACTTCTTTATAAGTAACCTTAAAATTAGATTTGCCTGTATTATCTTTTTTGAGACGAATCCCAGGGAACATATCTTGGTATTTTTGAGAACGAACAATATCCCTGATAAGGTCAGCTTGTTCAAGAGACAGATAATCGGAATAAGAAACTTTAATTATCCTGAAGTAAGGATAATTAGACCAAATCCACGGCACAAGAAAAACAGTACAGATAAGTGACTTGGTTGTACCTGGAGGTAGATTGATTACAAGGTCATGTTCTCTTGGTAATCGTTTATGTATCCTGTGAACAAGTCTTTCTATTTGAGAACATATATATGGAATATGCCAATTCCAATAAGGAGGATCATTTACAATAGTGTCCCAAAACTCTTGTATAAAATAAAAGTAATCAACTTTACATCTCTGTGCTTTCAATTCCATAATACTCAAGTTACCTACTTTAGAGATAACTTGATCTGATAGAATTTCTAATTGTTGATTATATGCTATAGCTCCCATTTATCTATCCTTAATAACTAATTGGTATCCATAAAATTCAGCCGCTTCTTTTACAGTATCTAAACTTAGTAATGGTTCAGCTTGAATATTTATTTCGTTTACTTCAATCCATAATTTAGCACTAACAAATTCATCAAATCTCATTCTTATATCTACTGCTTTAACTCCTTTTATTTCTGATCCATCTTCATTTTGTATTTTAGTATATCTTGTATCTGATTCATTACATATGATATTAATCATGATTCCTCCTCTAAAATTGGTTCCGGTAATGCCTCCGGGTTTCTATCACTGTATTCATTACTCTCTATATCTATTACATCTTGTACCATAGATGTAGCTTCCAGTGCTTTTGTATCTGCATTTATCCCTAACGCCTTAAATAAAATATCCATTTCAAGAGGAGTCAATTTCCCTAAATCCAATTTATTCTGGATTAATGTATTATATGTATTACCGGACCCAATAATATTGTTGTTGGTGATATTCTGGATGAAGGTATTATTTGATCCCAATAAACGTGCCATCTCCTTTCCAGCACTACCTGCATCCGTCATAAGGGTTTTTAGAGCATCTTTAGAATCTACGAATTTGCATTTACGCAAAATATATGGAGAACCTTTTACTGGAAAGATTTCTTTTTCTTCGTACTCTTGAACACATACACGTACATGGAAAGGCATATCTACTAAACTCATTAATTTACCGTCTTTATCAAAAGCATCTCCTTTATCCAAATACGCCATACAACTCAAATACTTTTTAGATTTATCATTAGTTGCCTTGAGTGCCTGTATCCTATTTAATAAGGCTTCTCTAAAAGCCTTTTGAACTGGAATAGAGCTTATCAATTCCTCCATCAGTTCTTTTCTCTTTTTACCTTGCGCCTGTATTCCACACTCTTGAAGTGCTTTTGTTGGATTATTTGGATATTTAGCCCAAGAGTACGCAAACATTAATTCATCTGGAGTAATATCCGTAATATCAGATGTCAGTACTGGTAAATACTCCGGTATAGGTTCTGATGGTAAAGTTTCCTTTCGTCCTCTTTTTGCTTTTCTTTTAAATTTTATCTCTTTGCCTTTATCTTTCTTTCTCCTAAATGCCATAATTTTATCTCCTAAAAAGGTAACAGTGTTTTTATCTCCAATTTAATATAAAAAAATATTTTAGCCCTTGACTATACCATATACCCTATATACAGTCTTTGTCCTTTTTTCCTGTAATAATACATTATCTCCTATGTTTTTATGGGAAAAGGTAATTATTCCCTATATGGTAACAGTGTTTTTGTTGGGGAAATTATATAAAAATATGTAATAGGGAGTTGATATATAAAAAATATTAAAAATTTTATAGGGGGAGCGTTACCCCCACAGACCCCCACCCCCTATTTCGTCAATGAGATTGTATCCTGGACCTCTTTCATTTATCCCCTTGTAATGCCTTGGAGATAGTCTATTTATTGGTTTTAGTATAGAACGAATACCTATATACCTATATAGTATATATAGGACATTAAATCGCTTTGCAGGTGCCTTATCTCTTTAATTATATATTTAATCAGATATATTTTGTTGTTTCTCCTGGCATGTATCTTGAATAATAATACAACTACTGTACCATATAGGGATATATGTTTTGTGTTTATATTTTATATCTCAAGAGTTAATTATCTTATTATCTTGTCTGGAGTAGGTATATCATTGCTTATTATGGTATCTCCTTTAATAAGTTATAAGGAGATAAAATTGTATTGTTAGGTGGTGCGTTACTACCTTAGATTTTTAACCATATACAACCCCGCTTTTTTAACCATATGCATACCATATACATAACACCTATTACATATCCCAATATACTATGTAACAATCATAAGACATAAGGAGAATAAACACTTATTATGGATTATATATAGATTAAACATAGATAATTTGTTTTATTGTTTTAGCAGGAGTTGTGTCCCTTTACTGGTACGGGTGTTCATCGTTTTTTAAGGTTTAGAGTTTATAAGGATTATGTATAGTATCTCCAGTTTATGTGTCTTAAATGATATGTTTTGTTCGTTCTATGGGTTATTTCTGTTTACTATACGATATAGCTTATCTCATATGGTTTATCATTATACCTGAATCATATGTTTTTTAATTTTTGTTTTTCGTCTTGTGTTTTTGGTTTTATATGAATTATGAAATTATAGGTTTTATAAGGGTTTTAAAGTTTTTTTTAAAATAGGTGTTTTTTAGTATTGACTTTATTTAAAAAAAACTTTAAAATGGGTATTGTAAGAGATAGATTAAATGATAAACATTAAATAAGGAGGATAGGATAATGAAAACTAAAACA